GATCCCTATGGTTCAGTTGACTGTCAACACTCCGCTGGATACCAGCACCATCTGATCTTGATCAGAGCAAAGGCCCTACCATTAGGTGGGGCCACCTTATTATTGTCTTATGGCTGCCACGATTAACGCCACACTCAAGAGTGAGACAGCCAACAGCTTTGTGACGTTGGCAGAGGCAGACGCGTATTTTGAAACCGTTCCAAGCTCAACGCAGTGGGACAACAAACAAGACGACAAGAAAAATCGTGCCTTAATTTCAGCTACAAGCTGGATCGACACGTTGAATTTCTATGGTGATCGTTGCGACTCAAGCCAAGCTTTAAGTTGGCCCCGCAATAATTATCATGTCGATCGTGTAGAGCTGACCTGTTCCGCGATCCCAAACGCAATTAAAAAAGCTACATATCTACTAGCGTTTGAGCTGGCTAATGACACGGACGCGATTACAGGGAATACCGGCAATAAGGGGTTATACGAAGAAGTCGAACTCGGAGACCTCAAGGTCAAGTACAACACTGCTAGCCAAGCTACTGGAACTGTCAATAACGTATTCGACGTTTACCCTTGGCTGCAGTCTTATCTTGGTGCTTATTGCCTTGGAGGTTCTGGCTCTTATCAAGTTCGTATGGTGAGGGGTTGAAATGTCACTTGTAGACAGCACTTTTAAGTCAATCCCCAAGGATTTACTGGACGAATGGGGTCAAGACATCACGCTTGTTAAGACGACAACGCCACGCACTTACGACCCAGCAACAGGTGCTGTGACTGGTGCGGATACATCTGTTGTGTTGAAGGGTTTGATTTCTAATGTTTCGGCAAGAGAAAGCGAAGGGCTTTATCAAACAACTGACATCAAGGTGATTCTTGGTGGTGATGAGTTGAACTCTTACTACCCGACTGAAGCTGACCGTATTCAGTATTCGCAAGCTGGCGTGACTAGAGAAGCGAAGATTTTAAATGTGTTGAGTCTTCGGGGCGAAGATCCTTTGCTCCACACAATCGTTGCGAGGCCGCAGTAATGGCGAAGAGAGATCTTAAATTTTTGATAAAGGACATAGAGGATGCCACTCTTGAAGGAGCTAGGACAGCTTGCGTTCAAATAATGAATGATCTTGTTGAAGCAGGGCCAGCTTACTCAGGAGAATTTTCAGCATCTTGGTATGCAGTTGCTCCCGGTAAAGCCCCTGGAAGTCCACGCAGTTCCACAGGTTTGTATAAGTACACTTTAAGAAATGTCCCTAAAACTAAATTTAAGACAACAGGTTTATACACGATATTAAACACTTCTCCGTATGCAGCGGAGGCAATGGATCTTGTCCCTTATTCAAAGCCTACGGAACGTTTAGAAGAACGAAAAGTGCTTAGCAAAACAATAAAAACCGGTAGACGCTCGCCAGGAGACACTCGTGGGCAAGTGGTTGGGGACGGGGGTTCTGCAAGCTCTGCACCCGCTGATTGGTGGTCAACCTTCGGGTTAGGCGGACCTTTAACCAAGTCCATTGGAAAAGGTTTTGGCAAAGGATTCCTTACATTTGGTAAAGCAAAAGGATTTAGCTGATGAACTACCAAGCAATTCGAGCCGCAGTTGAAAATCCACTTTTAACTGCTTTTAACAGTTTGTCACCAGCTGTGCCAGTATTTTTCGACAACATCACTGCTGCCCCAGCTAATACAACAACAGAGTACGTTCGAGTAAATGTTACGTTCGGCCTAACAACAGAAGTAACGCTGACCAGCAATCTTGACTTTGTTAGAGGCAGTGTAGTTATTCGTGTTTACAGCGAGAAAGGGAAAGGCCCTGCAAGGAACCAAACGTTGGTAAACACAGCGGCAACAACGCTACTTTCTTTAAGCGCGTCCACTAGAGCAGCTACGGGTATTTATTTTCGACCTGGGGCGGTTAATGGGCCTACTTTTTCAACAACTGAACAATCCCCCCACATGATGGGGCGTATAGACGCTGGCTTTATTGCCGAAGATCACGGTTAAATGTTTTGCGGACAACGCGCTAAGCTGTATGAGTCCGGGTTTCGCCCGTAAGTCCACCATTCTCAGTACCACGAATGGCTACCGTCCTTTCGGGCACCTCTGGAGCCCTTTATTACAAGCCAGCTGGCACATCTGGAACCTTTAAGGCTGCAGATGTAACTAGCGGCAGCGACACGATCAAAGTTGGAACGTTTCTGAACTTCAAGGTAAACGACAAAGTTTCGTTTACTACCGGTGGGGGCACTCTTCCCGGCGGTCTAGCTGCAGGAACTCCTGTCTTTATCAAGACCTACACCGCTTCTACTGGAGCAGCAACGTTTTCTGCAACAGCAGGCGGTTCTGTACTCGCCCTGTCAAGTGACGGGACTGACGGCACTAGCGCCTTTACAGTTGCGTTTACTGAGTTCCAAGCAGTTGCAAACGTGCGCTCCTGGAACTTTGAAATAACCCGAGATGAAATCGATGTGACAAGCATCGGTGGCACTTTGGGTCAAAGCGCACCATTCCGAACCTTTATCTCTGGGTTTGCGGATGGCACGGGTTCAGCTGAGGTTTACTTCACTGATGACGACACCGGCATTTCGGCTCGTTTGATTGAAGACGTTACTCAGCGCAACCAAGCTGGTGCAACCTTCAAGCTGTATATGGATGCAGTTGTTTCAGCTGGTACGCCAGACGATGCAGCCAGCCGTTCCATTTCAATGGAAGCAGTGCTGACTTCTGCGAGTTTCTCAGTAACTCCAGACGACGCTCAGGCGATTTCAATTAACTTCCGTCCAACGTCAGCTCCTACATTCGACTTCGCTAAGAGCTAATAGTCGATTGATGATAAAGAGGCCCCTGACATTGTTAGGGGCTTTTTTAGTGCTAGTGTAGTAAGACAATTAGTTGTAACTCATGGCATTACGCGCCATTGACCGTCTCAAGAAAGCCGCAAATTTAGAGGCAACAAAAAGAGTCGTTACTCTTTCAGATGACAGCGAGTTTGAGATGTGGGTTACGCCACTGACGATGGCAGAACGTGAACGCGCCCAAAAGCGTGCTGGATCGGATGACGCCAATGCGTTTGCTTTACAGCTACTGATTACTAAAGCGAAGGATGAAGTGGGGGAGTCTTTGTTTCTGGCTGGTGAAGTTGATGTCTTAAAGAACGAGGTAAAGGACAAGGACTTACAGTCTTTGATGCTGGCAATTTTGACTGACGACGAAGAAGAAGAGGCAATCGACCCAAAATCCTAGGAGCCGAGCTTCGTAAGGACAACTGGCTCATGCTGCAATTTGGTATTGCCAAGGAGCTTGGCATGAGCTTGTCGGAGCTACGGTCAACGATGACTGCAGAAGAAGTCTTGGGTTGGAGCGCGTATTTTAAAATTTTGAACGAAGAGCAGGAGAAGGAATTAGCAAAGGCCCGTAGGCGCAGGTAGAGTGTCCTGATACAGGTGTGTTGTTTCTGCAGTGGCCTCTAGCTATCAGGCAAAAATTGATCTGATTGTCACAGGTCTGGAAAAGATAAAGGCAGCAGAGACCAGGATAAAAAACCTTGTTTCAGAGTCAAAAAAATTAAAACGAGGTAGCACTGCCCAGAGAGGAACAGTTGCTTTAGCGACTGTAACGCGTACTGAGCGTCAAGCTTCCCAAAAAAGTGTTCGTATTGCAGAGCAAAAGCTTACACTTCAATCTAAATTAAACGCCGCCACTGACCTTTACAACAGAAAGCTTAGGGAGTTTACGCGTGCAGGGGGCGAATCAAACAGTAAATTACAAGGTCGCGTTGACCAGATAAAGCAAGCATTTCAGGCTGGGACAAGAGGGGGACAAAAAAATATTCGCCTAGCTAGAGCATTAGCAACAGAACTAGGCCGCGTTGTTGAAAAACAACGTGAATCTAATCGTCTTCAGGTTATTAGAAATAAAGGGTTTGAAGAAGGTAGACGTGGTTTTGAGCGAATTGAGGCACTTAAGGCTGGTGGCGTCTCTGATAGTCGTGGCCTTGGCCGTGCCGAAAGTCTTGTCAAAGGCATTGGAGTGGCAGCGCAGACAGGAGATCAAGCTGCTTATAACGAGGCCGTAAGAAAAGCCAAAGCGGTTTTAAACCGTTTGGAACGCGATTATAAAAACGCTTCTACAGCCCAAAAAGCTTCAACTAAGGCTAAGCGTGATGTTGAAAGAGCAGAAAAGAGACTTGCCGCTGAGACAAAGAAGGCAGAAACAGCTTCTGCAGCACGTCGCCGTGCCCGCAAACAAAAATTCACTGATGTAGCCACTGGATTTGGCTTCCCACTGTTGTTTGGCGGCGGCCCGCTTCAAGCGGTAGCAGGCGGCCTTGGTGGAGCGGCAGGTGGTTTAGGCGGATCAATTGCTGCCAGCGCACTTACTGCACAGGTCGAAGCGTTCGCGACAGAAGCTGCAACGGTTGGCCAAGCCTTGAACTCAACCGGTGGTGCGCTGGAATTAATGCGCGAAAAATCTTTGTTTAGCACCGATGCGGCAAGGGAGCGTGCTGCCGTCTTGGAAGAGCTGGGTCAAGTAGAGGAATTGGCGGCACATCTTGGCCAGGAAATGGCAAAGGCGATTGGCAATGAAGGCGTCAAAGCGTTGCAAGATTTAGGCGAAACAAGCAAGGAAACAACAAGACTTTGGAACTTACTGACTGTGCAGTTATTCAAGTTAATCTCTGGTCCACTTAATGCCTTCTTAAAAATTGTCAATCAGGCTCTTGGTGGCATTACGGTACAGCAACAGGTTGAGGCGCGGAAGGTAGATCTTGGAGCGGATGGCGCAGCTGCGCTGGACGCTCGAATCGCTGAGTTAGTGGCGGGTGACGATTCCGGTATAACCGAGAAAAGAAAACGTAGGGGGTTCAAAGGCGCTGGAGGGTTAAGTAAGACTGATGCACGGACGCAGGCTTTAGGTGAAGCTCAGTTTCAAGTTGCTGCTAAGCCGCTTCCGATCACAAAACAGGACCAAAGAGATTTTTCAGTCAGTGGCGGGGATAAAGCTGCCAAGGACAAGGCACGTTTAGATCAAAAACTGGCAGCACTTGAGCAAGAAAGACAGAAGATACTTGAGATCTCTGCCTTTAAGGACAAAATTGCTGCGGCCGAGGCTGCAAGCGATTCACAGCTTGTTATTCGTTTACAAGGTGAGCAACGAATTGCTCAGATTGAATCCAAGCGTCTAACAGATCTAACAAAGGTCAAAGATCAACGATTGATTGACGCGATTAACATCAACGCAGCAACCGAAAAGCTTGCAGCGCAACGTCAGACTGAGCGTGACATTACTGAGGAGCAGCGCAAGCGTCAGGAGCTTTTTGACACAACGATCGAAGGGCTTGAGCATCAACTCAAGATGACAGAAGCAACCAGTCAGGCGGAGCGAGATCGCCTGAAGATTGCAAGAGAGATGAAAAAGCTTGAGGATAAAGGTCTTAAAGGCGATCAACTGACGCAAGCTCAAGGCCTCATGGAGCGTTTGGCTGTAGCGCAGCAGCCTCTGAATGCCTTTATTACTAAAGCCACTGACGACCTAAATAATCTGCAGCAAGTTGCTGTTGATGTTTCTCAGGGAATTGGCAATGCAATTGGCGGTTCACTGGTCAACGGTTTGCAGGGGTTGGTTACTGGAGCGACATCAGTCAAGCAAGTGTTTGCCGACATGTTGAGGAGTGTGGCTGATGTATTAGCCAAAACCGCTTCACAAATGATCGCTCAATACATTGCGATCGGGATTGCAAAAGCGTTTGCTGGGATGGGCGGTGGGTTTAACAGCCCTGCCGCCAGCCCTGGGGGCTCTGCTGGTGTCGCAGGCATTGGTGGAGGTGGCCTTGGTGACGTATTTGGCAATACCAGTTTGTTTGAATATGCAGAAGGTGGTTATGTCAACAAGCCAACCAACGCATTAATTGGTGAAGGTGGCGAGCCTGAGTACGTCATTCCTGAATCCAAAATGCGTGAAAGCATGTCTCGTTATTCACGCGGCTCGCGCGGAAACAGCGTCATTCCTACCAGTGGCGGTGGAGCGGAAGACAGCGGCGGTGGTACTGCAGTTGCCGCACCAATCGATGTTCGCTACACCGTGGAACGTATCAACAGTGTTGACTATGTAACCGCTGATCAGTTCCAATCTGGCATGAAGCAAGCCGCCAGCCAAGGTGCTAAACAGGGTGAACAGCAAACGTTAAAGAGGTTACAAATGAGCGGTGGTACGCGTAAGAGGCTAGGAATGTGACGGCATTTGCTTTTGGTCATGCCTTACAAATTGTGATTGAAGGCGGTGCTGACTTCCGCTTTCAGAACTTTTTTATTGGAAAAAACATGACCCACACTGGCGCTGACAATGTAAATGCGAATTTTCAGTTTGTGCCATTTGGTTTTTCTGGCGTCACTGTTAACCGCACAGGCGACGGAATGGACGCATCCCTCGTTTTTCCAAACAATGCTTTGACGAGAGAGTGGGGCAGAGACGCAATTATCAAAAGCTACCGAATGATGGTGCAGGTGTTAATTATTGAGAACTCTACCTCTGTTCAAGGTCAGACAGTGACCAGCCCGGGAGCTACTGTTGTTCACACTTACACAGGCGTCGTAACCGGTGGACAGTGGGACAACGTTTCGCTCAACATAGAACTTAGTTCTGTTTTAGATGCTGTTGGTACGGACGTGCCAAATCGATCCCTGACTCAAACACTTGTAGGCAACCTGCCAATTAGCAATGGTGTCCGACTGCGCTGATCTCATTGGAATGCCGTATCGGCTAGGTGCTGACGGCAGTGATGGCCATATTGACTGTATCCACCTTTGCTACAAGGCTTTAGGGCATATCGGCATTGATCCGCCACCGTTTAAGCAGTCCTGGTACGAGGCAAGCAAATGGGAAGTATCGCGTGATTTGTTGAACTGGGGTTTTCGGGTCAAGAAGCCTGAGTATGATGGGGATATTCTGCTGTTACCGCAGCAATCCTGGGCATTCGCAGTCACATGGCAGACGGGAATTTTGTACGTCAATCGAATATCAAAAAAGATTCAGTGGTCTTCGGTCCAACTGTTTCCAACGTACCACTGCTTCCGTACGAGAAAGAGTTAATTAAGACGATTGGAATTACAGAAGAAGAGTATCAACTTTTTGCAGCTGAAGTAAGGCGGCGCGGTCGGTTAAGACCTGCAGAGTATGAGCATATTCCTCATGTAGTTAACGGCGACCCAGTAACCGCCACACTTGTAAGTATTGCGGTCAGTCTTATACTAACTGGCGTTTCATACCTGCTGACGCCAAAACCTAAAGCACCTGAAGCATCAAAACGATCACAGCTAGACCTTGGCAGCGTCAACGCTGCAAGCCGTTTTGTCCCAAGCCGTGGGTTTGACAGCTTAAATGAGCTTGCAGATTACGGTTCTCCCATACCGATCATTTTTGGTCGTTATGTCAAGGCTAAAAAAGTTGGCGGGATGTTGGTTACGCCAAAGCTTGTTTGGTCACGGATGTTTAGCCATGGAACGCAGCAATCAGCCAAGTTGATGTTTGTTGTTGGCGAACACGGTTTTGCCGATGGTGTTAGCCCTGATGGGATTATTGAGCCTGAGCTTGAAGGTATTTTTCTCGGCAACAACGCCTTAGACATTCTGTTCAGCGACTTTTTTGCGTTCTATTGGAAACGCAACTCACCAATGCTGACGGATGGGCTTACTGATTCAGCGTCAAGCTTTAACCGTTTGGAGCGGAGAAATCTTTTTTATGGATCGGCTGGCGACCCGAGCAAAGGAGATCCGTTCGAGTATGCGAGTGATGATGATGTATTTGAATGCCCAAGCGATACCGGAGCTAGGTCTAAAAGTTTTTGTCATGCGTTTTCGCCTACTAATAATACTCAGTTTGGGGTGTACGGGGCTATTCCTAATGGCACTGGTTACAGGGTAAATTTTGAGCTTGTGCCAATCATTAAGGGAACTGAAGACAAACAAAAGCACGCATTAACGGTGCGTCAAATGAAAATTACTGGCGACAAAGATTCAAATTTTGACATAGGCAACGAAAATTTGTTAAAAAAAGTACGGCGGTTTTACATGGATGGCGAAGGCCGTCAGTACAGCCCACGCATGGGTTTAAGCGCACTTATAAGAACAAACGGAACAGTGCTTGACGTGCCAGGTAATAACTTAACTGAAAGAGATCGAGTTGATGTTGGCGACATTGTTGAATTTGAAATCAAGAAAGGAGAAATTCCAGAAAACAAGTATCAGCGCAGCAATAACAGAGGCGGTGAAAACGTTGATGACATTAATGCTACGGTCGAGGCAGAGCAGCTTGCAGCCGATGAAGCAATGCAGGTTGGAGAGCAATTTGCTGTTGGCAACGTATTGTTTGTGGTTATAGGGCGCAGGCATCAACGGTTTGACCCTACGATCGATATGACTCAAAAAATTAGCTTAAGGTGTATTGATACTGACGAGTCGCAAGATGCAAGGATTGGTTTTGTAAACGACCATGAAGTTATAGATCCTGAAAAAGATTTTATTGCTGATGGGAGTGGAGTTAAACCTATATTTTATCCCGTAACAAGAATTGCTACCGCTATCGTCAGAAACAACAAGCCCGCTGTTGTAACTGAGATAGGCATCCGAAGTAGAGTTTTTCAACGGCTAAATGGCATTTGCTCTTTTAACAATCTGCCCACTCCAGACCAGTTAGACAAGTTTCAGCAGAACGAAGTATCAGTGCGCTCTGGAACGTACACAGGCTCAATCGTCAGGTCTTCTGTGTTTCAAGTTTACGTGCGCGAAGCTGGCGTAGATAGCAGCAACAATGCCTTTAGATTTAGACGTATAGATTTATTTTTTGTTGTCAGGGGCAGCACGCCTGTTGATCAATACAACTTCATCAGGTTCAAGCATCCACAAGGAGAGCCTAAGGAGCTTGAATACAAGTTTGTATCAGTCGCGGCATCTGAGGTAGCGCAGTTGTCTGACGATGAAGAAATGATTCTTCTTTCCGCGTCAATTTCTGACGTAATAGAACCACTTGTTTTTGAAGATAAGAATATTTCAAGTCTTGGAAGATTTGAAATAGAAACGGCTGGCTCCAGGATCAGAAAGAAAGATATTGAAAAGAACAAAGAATTTTTACGCAACCCAAAAACCAAAATAGTTGGTGAAGAGACCACGGTGCCTTCAGCAGTACAACCCAATTCCGCGAGACCTGCGGATCAGGGTGGTGTATTTCGCCGTGCCATCTCAATGGTTGAGCACGCAAATGCAGGCAACCTAGAGCCGCCTGGTCGGATGGGTTCTTTTACCTTTGCAATTTTTGGCAATGCTGATAATTACCCAGGCGGTGAAGGAACACAAAGAACTTTAAACACTCGCGAAGACCTGCCTGGTAACAGATGGGTCAGGGTGCAATGGACGGTCGACAAGCGAGCATTGCTAGCTGATCAATACGCAAGAGCCAATAACGGTCAAATTTATGTTTGGCGAATACTTAGTGCACAAGTAATTGGTAGTTCTCCAGGGTTCAATAAGAACGATCTTATTCTCATTAGGCGTGGAGAGGGTTCAACAGAAGGCACAGAGCAGCCAGGCTATTCCAATTCTCCTTATCCAAGCAGCAATAATTTCAGAGACAATCATCCTTCTGGGCAAGCAATTCGGTGGTCCGGGTTTTACTACAGGATTACGGACATTAACACCACAAGCGTGCCTGAAGGGCGCATGGGTGGCTATTTCTATGACATCTTTGGCGATGCAGAAAATCTTGCACTTGGAACAAAAAGCAGCGCAATTAAAAGCATTCAAGAAGGAAGTAAAAGAATAAAAATCAGACTTAATGTTGAGGTGATGAGTTTACCTGCGGGTCACTTTACTGGCCTGACAAAGAAGTGGAATTTTTCCGGCCCTGTTGAAGTTATTAATGACGGTTACACGACAAGCGACTGGGATAAGGACGAAACTTTCACGCACACTGAGACCATTTCTCCTGCCAATAACGCTTTTTACTGGACTTATAACCAAGTAGGTTTCCAATACAGGGTCGCTGATCTTGTGACTACCCCTGGTACGTCTGAATTAACAGGAGATACCGAATTTGAAAATCATAGTCAGTATGCAGATCTAAGTTTCTATAGAGGTTTGGTGCAAAAATCAAACGAATCAGAGCCTGAGCACAGCATTGTTTACGTCAACGAAGTTCTACCTAACAGCAAAGTTCCAGAATATAACGGTTTAACAATTGCCGGTTTATCGCTCAAGGCTAGCCGTAACTTTACAAGCTTGGACCAGCTGCGTTGCTGGATCGGGCAAGGAATACCTGTGAAACGTTTGCATCCTGATACGACTGCTTCTGCAAACAACCCTTATGACGAACCGGGTGATTTGTATTACCAAGCGTCGGTTGGCCCAAGCCACTTATTCACCGACCTTGTTTTTTATCTGCTGACTGACAGGCAAGGTGGAGCGGGCAACCTTATGGGCATGACCCCAGATAATGCGTTCTTGCTGAACGTAGATGATTTCAGAGAGGCCGCTAGGTTCATTCACCAGCAAGAATTGTTTTTTAATGGAGCGATTACAGAACGCACAAACCTTCGTCAATACATCACAGACACTGCGCCTTATTTCTTGTGCAACTTTGTGATGATGGATGGGAAATTTTCTCTGCTGCCAGCTCTTCCGTACAACAAAGCAAGCGGTCACATCAACACCGGGCCAGTACCAATTGATCAGCTGTTTACGTCAGGCAACATCTTGGAAGACAGCTACAAGCTCGAATATTTAAGAAGCGAAGAGCGCAGAAACTTTACAGCCACAGTTCGGTATCGGTTTGAGTCGCGCAATAAACTCCCAGAAGAAAGAGTTATGAAAGTAAAAATAAAAGGCAGCCCATCAGCAAACTTGCCGGAAGAAAATTTTGATCTGACACAGTTCTGCACTTCTAGGGGCCACGCTGTTAAGGTCGCGCAATACTTCTTAGGTCTTCGTAAGTTTGTCACTCATACAATTAGTTTTTCAACAACGATAGAAGGTTTAAATTTAAGAGCGGGTTCATACATCAAGGTCATTACTGAGTCTTCTCCGTACAGAAGCGCAAATAACGGTACGGTCAGTTCATCAGGGGCGGTGACAAGTGTCGAAAGCCTCTCTGATGGAATGTATAGCGTCACCTTTTTCCAAGTAGGTTCAGAAGACGTAGACGATGGACGGATGGAAATTAGCGGTGGGAGGGTGGCTGACACCAGATTCCACAATTCTGTGTTCACTGTCCAAGACGGCAACAAGAGCGAGAACGTTTATGTTGTTGAGCAGTTAACGTTTTCGCAGGAGGGCACAGTGGATATTGTGGCTTCTGAGCATAATTGCACTAGCGATGGAGCTAGTGAGCTTGCCAAATTCGTTGAAGACCCCAACTCTGTAGAAGTGGAGGATGTCTAATGGCTTTCCCTGATTTAGTCCCTACCGCTCGCACGTATGACGCTGGCGACTTCCCCGTCAAGGTCTTTAAGAGTCAAAACGGCGTTGAGCATAGGATTTTGTACGGCAGCAACCGCACCAACATGAAGCTGTCTCTGACTTACGCAAACATCCCGGACGCCAACGCCAAGCTGTTTTTAGACCATTACCAAGAAGAGCAGGGGACGTTTGGCACGTTTGACTTTATGCCTACTGGTTACGTAAAAGGTTGGGAGAGCAATACGAGTGAGCTTGATGCAAAGACTTTTGGGAATAAGTACAGGTACGAAGGCCCCCCGAAGGTCGTCCAGGTGCGTTCAGGGATTAGCACTGTTACAGTTAATCTGATTGGCGTGCTCTGATGCCCTTTTTTACCGGCACAAAGGGAAGTCTGTTGCTTGAAGGCAACACCATTGCCTCAGTTCAGAATTGGACTGTCAGCACGACTGTTTCTGTGCTGAACACAAGGACTCTTAGCGAGAGCGATGATTTTTTCGAGCCTGATAGCCGCAACACCAGTGGCAGCTGTCGTGTCCTTTATTACAGAGATGAATCAAATTTAAACAACGCTAGTACGTTTATTAACAAAGTAATTAAAGCGAGAGACGGAAGCCCTGGGCAGGGGGCAAGCCTATTGCAAGGCGATCAAAATACACCAAACGAAGTTCGATCTAGTCTTCGACTAAAGGTTGATGATGGGTCGGCAGACGGTCTTTACATTGAGTTGCGGGTAATAATTACGAATGTGACGCTAACGATGTCAGTAGGTGAAATTTTTGCGGCTGACATTGCGTTCCAAGGGTGTGGCGCCCCAACATTCGTGAATATCTAATGACTGTATATCTTGGCACGTTTGGCGAGGTTGAATTAAGACGTGTCTTCGATGGCGGCGAGTTGCGGTCAACGATTAATGTTTCTGACGTAAACGCAACTGAAAAACGGTTCAGCTTTGATTTTGAGCACGGCCAACTTGTTTCAGGCGATCAAGTCGAAATTACAAGTACGGATGGCAGTGCGCTTGATTTTGTAAATAGCTATACAGATGCAGGCATAAAAAGATTTGTCCATGTTGACGAGCTAGACGGGATCAGGCTTTACGACAGTTTTGCCAATGCAGTCAGTGGCGGCAAACCAAATGCGATTGCGCTTGCCACTCCAGGCAACTCAATACCTATTAAGGTTGTTGTTGAATCTGCTGCGCCGCGTCTTTTAGCTCAGGTACAAAGCTTTGAAATTAATACTGAGCGCGAAACAGTTGACACAACGGTGCTATCTGATGAGTTTCGTTCCAGAGTCAATACTTTAATTTCCGGCTCCGGCCGTATTACTGCTTTTTGGGAATATACCGGTGATACGGAAAAAGAGGTACCAATGTATTTGTACGAGCTAGCGCACCGCACAAAAGTTGGCAGTAACTTTATTGGGCGTTTTTATATCAAAAAGAACGGCTACAACCCAGGCAACAACGCTGCTCGCGATGGGGATGAAATTTGGTGGCGCGTTGTGGGAATTATTACATCAGCCGCCATACAGTTTTCACCTGACAGCACTGTTCAAATTACGGCTGATTTCATAACAACAGGTCCGCTGCGTTTAAGAATGTCAACCCAAGCGCCAGATGCTCTCTTGCAAGAGGACTCTGGTGACATACGCTTGGAGCAAGACAGCACCGCTAAACTGTCGTTACAGCAGCAGCAATTTTAACCAGGAGCTAGCCGTCCATGGCTGATTTAAAAATTAGTGAGCTAAATGCTCTTGGTGGCTCTGATCTAGCCGCTGGTGATTTAGTTGCTGTTGTCGATAGCAGCGCCAGTGAGACCAAAAAGCTAACGGTCGGTGACCTAGTCGCAAATGGCGTCACCTTAATTAGTGATGACACGATCCCTGGGGCGAAGATCCTTTTTGGCGCGGGTGACGTTGCTACAGCAGCTGTTGCCGATTCAGCGATCACGACTGCCAAGCTTGCCAACGACGGTGTAACAGCAGCCAAACTTGCCGACGAATCAACGGTTGACCTAGTCACGACGCTTCCAACTTCTGGAGCGTTTATGGGGCAACTGGCATTAGATACGGGTGATAACAGGCTGTATTGCTGGAACGGGTCGGCTTGGCTGAGCCTAAAAGCTGCTGGCTCCATCGATGCTGTGACTGGCAGCACGGTTGGTCTGGTTGACATTGTTGTCACCACCACAGGTTCAAGCGTTGCTATTGCCGCAACTCAGAATGACACTGATGCAGCAAACAAGTTTTTAGCTGGCCCCACTGGCGAGGGCGGTGCGGTTGTTTACAGAACAATTGATGGCAGTGATATTCCTGTCGCAACGACAAGCGCCAAAGGTGGTGTGGTTGTCAATGGTGAAGGGCTCCGAATGGACGCCAACACGATTGAGGTTGATAACGATGTAACGGCCAGCTCAACGCACCATGTCGTCACTTACAGCGTCAAAGGTTTAGTAACTGGCGGCCGTGCTTTAACGGCTAGTGACTTACCTGCAGCAACTAGCAGCGCAAAGGGTGCTGTTATCCCTGGAACGGGTTTGGCTGTTGACGGTAGCGGCAACCTTAATCACAGCAACAGCACAACGGCTGGCACTTTCACGAAAGTAACGGTTGATGGTCAAGGCCATATTTCAAGTGGTGCGGTTCTTGCAGCTTCTGACATTCCCAATATTTCGGCTTCAAATATTACAAGTGGAACAATTGGCAGCGCACTTTTGGGCACGGCTTCAGTCACAGCCGAAAAAATGGCTGACGCTTCAATTACTAAGTTCGGCGGTGCTGGCTCAACCGACAACGTCGTTACTTTCCCTGATGGTGATTTCAAGGGTCAGTTTTTCTTCGACGAGCTTAATGAAGACCTTTACATTTTTACGGGTACTTCATACTTACCAATCACGATTATCAGCGGCAACCTTGTACTTGCTGGAACGTATGACGCCGCTGCGAACTTGCTTGATAGTGTGACAAGCGAGGGTAGTGCTGCTGGTTTTACGAGTGGGCAGGCATTGCCTGCTCCAGCTGTCACAAACCAAAACTATTACGTCGTTGTTTCGACTTCTGGTACGGGTTCTGGTGCAGCGCCTTCAGTTGCACTGGCCCCGCCAGATATGTTGCTGTCTACAGGTGCAGGCGCTGACTTTGTTCTAATTGACGTTTCAAACGCAATTGCTGGTCAGACTGCTTCAAATATTAGTTTTACGGCTGCTGGAAGTATCTCAGCGACTGATGTTCAAGCTGCAATTCAAGAGCTTGACAGCGAAAAGATTAGTGCTGCCAGCCCCACATTTACTGGGACGGTGTTACTGGGCCAGAACACTGTATTGGCGTTTGAGGGTTCTGCAGTTGATGAATATGAAACCACGATTACAGCTATAAACCCAACTGCAGCTCGCACGATTACATTCCCGGATGTTACGGGAAACGTTGTAACTACGGGTGACATTGGAACAATTTCAAGTGGAATGATTGCTGATGGCACGATTGCCAATGCGGACATCAGTGCAACTGCAGAGATTGCAGTCAGCAAGCTTGCAAATGGCAGTGCTCGCCAATTGCTGCAGACAGCTGCTAATGGCACAGATGTTGAATTTACCGACAATGTTGATGTTCCTGGAACGTTAGACGTTGGGGGTGTTGCAACGTTCGACAGCACATCACTGTTTGTTGGCAACGCTACGTTCAATGGCAGCCTGATCTTTGAGGGTGCAACGCCTGACGCACATGAGCTGACGTTGAGTGTTGCTGATCCAGGTGCTGACGTTACGGTCACGATTCCTGCTTCGACTACGACTCTTGCTGGTCTTGCTGTTACTCAGAGCTTTACGAAGGCACAGCGTGGAACGCCTGTTGCATTGACCGATGGGGCAACTATTGCTGTTGACATGAGCCTTGGCAATAACTTCAGCGTGACGCTTGCTGGCAACAGAACTCTTGGCGATCCAGCCAACGTGACTGCTGGTCAATCTGGTGTGATTGTGGTTACGCAGGATGGAACAGGAAGCAGGACTCTTGCTTATGCGGGCACGAAGTACAAGTTTGCTGGTGGTACGGCCCCAACGTTGACGACAACAGCTGCTGCGGTTGATGTATTGGCTTATTATTGCGAAAGCGCAACGCGCATCACGGTTACTTCGCTGCTGAACGTTTCATGAGTATTCCTGGTGCTGCTAGTCCGCTGTTTCTAGCAACGACTGCTGGAGCGGCGGGTGATTTTTCCATAGCCAGGTCGCTCAGATTTAACAGCGGTGATTCTGCGTACTTGTTAAAAGATTTTGCGTCTGCGGGCAATCGCCGCACCTGGACCTGGAGCGGCTGGGTGAAAAGGTCCAAGCTTGGATCTATTCAAGTTGTATTGATGGCGACTTCTCATGTAGGGACAACCACCGCCGTTTATTTTAAAGCAGATGACACATTAGAGTTTTATGATTATCAGGGCGGTGGCCATACTTTTAGGCTTATAACTTCTCAAGTTTTTAGAGATACGTCTTCATGGTTGCATCTGGTTGTCAGGTGGGATACTACTAGTAGTACATCGTCAGATCGAGCAAAAATTTACGTTAATGGTTCCCAGATAACTTCTTTTGGGACAGGCACATACCCTAATCAGAATATAGAATCCCGATGGAACAATAATGTAACACACGACATTGGCCAAGAAAATGACAACAATTACCTTGATGCTTACCTAGCCGAGGTCAACTTCATTGACGGGCAGGCGCTTGCGCCGACTGACTTTGGCGAAACTGACGATAACGGGGTCTGGCAAGCCATTGATACAGCCGGGCTGACATTTGGAACGAATGGATTCAGGCTTAAGTTTGCGGATAACAGCAGTAATGCGGCGCTAGGCACCGACAGTTCCGGTAACTCGAACACCTGGACCGTTAACAATTTGAGTGTTGGTGCGGTCTCAAATCTTACGGCCAAGCAAAACTTTGATGTTGTTACTTATACCGGCAATGGTGGCACGCAGTCAATATCATCGCTCGCTTTCCAACCGGATTTTGTGTGGTTGAAAGGTAGGTCTCAATCAAACGTATCTCATCAGTTATATGATTCTGTTAGAGGAGTATCAAAGATACTGCAAGCTGACAATACTGGAAATGAATTTACAGTTAGTGGAGTGTCTGCATTTAACTCTAATGGCTTTACGCTTGGCAATAATGGTGGTGGCAATAACTCAGGATCCACATACGTTGCCTGGGCCTGGAAGGCCGGTGGCGCTGCGTCGTCAAATACGGATGGCAGCATAACAAGTTCTGTCTCGGCAAATGCTTCCTATGGGTTTAGTGTTTGCACTTATACAGGTAACAACACATCGGGCGCTACTGTCGGCCATAGTTTAAATGCTGTACCGGCACTAATTATTCTTAAAGATAGATCTTCTGCTTACAATTGGCAGGTTTACCATAAAAGTTTTGCAGGCACTAGTAATGGGATAGTTCTTAATTCAACTTCTGGCATTGACAGTGGCTCAGGCAGTATATGGAATAGCACTACTCCAACAAGCACGGTCTTTTCTATTGGAAACAGTGTTGGAGTTAATACAAGTGGCAATAATTACGTGGCCTACGTGTGGTCTGAAGTTGCCGGATTTTCTAAGTTTGGATCGTACATAGGCAATGGTAGTGCCACGGGACCTGTAGTAACAACCGGATTTAAGCCAAGATGGCTTATGGTGAAAGGCTCTTCTCATGGAAGCAACTGGAATATTGTTGATACTGCTAGAAGTTCATCAAATCCTCAATCAAATATCTTGCGTGCTAATTCTAGTGCTGCCGAGTTTTCTACTCCTACGGGCCAATATGGTCTTGCCTTTGACGCATTAAGCGATGGTTTTCAGTTGAAAAGTGGTAGTTCCACAAACGATGTTAACCAGACTGGAGAAACTTACATCTACGCAGCATTTGCGGCAACAGTTGATGACTCAGCAATAAATGATTGTTTTGTTGACACCCCAAGCAACGCGGCAGATCCTACAGACACGGGCGTCGGTAATGAAGTCGTGGGTAATTATGCAACAATGTCGCCAGTTGGAAAAACCAAGTCAGCATATTTTACCGAAGATGGTAATTTAACTTGTGGCAACTCAAGTGCTCCTTCTGGTGGATCTGGGAACAGGGGATATGTCCCGTCAACTATTGGCTTTAAGACGGGCAAATGGTATTGCGAATGTGTAACGACTAGAGCTTCTGATGGTGATGTCGATTTTGCTATTGGCATATATTCTCAAGGCGCATCTGGATATTATCAAAATGATGGAACAACATATAATTGTAGACCGGATGCCAAACTTTGCTCACCCGGCGGTCTTGTTCAATCCTATGGAACTAGTTGGGCAGATGGCGATGTTATTGGTATAGCAGTTGACTTAGATAGTTCAACAAAAACCATCCAGTGGTTTAAAAATAATGTTGCTACTGGGTCAGCAGTAACGATCTCAACAGATCACGAATTTTTCTTTGGCTACGGGTCAGACGGTGGTGGTGGTGGCAGAACTTATAAAGCTACTTGGAACTTTGGCCAACGTGCCTTCGCGTATACCGCACCAAGCGGCTACAAGTCTTTAAACACCGCAAACTTACCGACCCCAACGATTGCGGATGGCAGTAAGTATTTCGATACGAAGTTGTATTCCGGTACGGGCTCAAGCCAAAATATTACAGGCTTGAATTTTAGTCCTGATTTTGTTTGGACTAAGGCTCGTAGTCACTCTGATTACCACACTCTTATTGATGTTGTTAGAGGGTCAAGTAAAACACTGTATTCAAACGATACGGCTGCTGAAGGTACTGATGCGACAGGCATTACTGCATTCAACTCGGACGGTTACAGCTTAGGTGCCAATACGACTGCAGGAAGCGTAAACGCAAGTGGGCGTAGTTACGTTGGATGGGCGTGGGACGCCGGAACATCGACTGTAACTAACAACGACGGCAGCATTGCTTCACAAGTAAGAGCACAGCCAAGTGCTGGGTTCAGTATTGTTAGTTATACAGGCAACAATACAGCAGGTGCCAGTATCGGCCACGGGTTGAATACTGCCCCTGAATTTATCGTGTGTAAAGATCGCGATTCATCTTCAGGCTGGTGGGCTGTATATAGTGCCTCACAAGGTAATACAAAGGGTGCTTACTTAAACAGCAATCAAGCGTTTGGCACTCAATCTTTTTGGAACAATACAACGCCTACAAGCAGTGTGTTTAGTGTCGGCGCTAATGCCAATACAAACGCTAATGGAAACGATTTTATCGCCTATTGCTTCGCACCTGTCGCGGGCTATTCGGCCATCGGTTCTTTCAGCCCTAATGGCACAACTGATAATGCTTTTGTATATACCGGGTTTAGAACAAGATTTATTTTGGCGAAGTTTACTACTCCAGGCGATTGGATGTTACTTGATACTTCTCGGCGACCAAATGGCCCTACAGGAGGAACGTTAATTGCTCAAGACTCTGCCGCTGAAGATGGTGTTTATAACAGCAGCCAAGTAGGTTTTGACTTCCTAAGTAATGGATTTAAAATTCGCCACAACGGAGCGCCTCTAGGTGATTCTGGTAAAACAGTAATTTATTACGCCGTAGCAGAAAATCCGTTCCAGGCTAATGGCGGGCTTGCTCGTTAAACTTCGTTCATCACCTGCATCCTCATGGGCTATTACATCGGCACGCGCGGTCTACCCATGGATATTCCGTGGGAGCACAACGACGTTCAATACCCTGCTAACTGGTTACGCCTAAGCAGTTCACAAGACCGTGCAAAACTAGGTATTACCTGGGGCGATGTAGCTCCTTATTACGACCAAAAATTTTATTGGGGATTTGACGATGACGGCAACCTCATCCCCAAGACCTATGTAGATCTACAAGCCAACTGGGTTGCTCAAACAAAGCACACAGCAAACACCTTGCTTTCTCCGTCTGATTGGCGCGTCATCAAAGCCAAGGAGAGTGGCAAAACAATGAACGCTGGTTGGAAGACTTGGCGTCAAACCATTCGTACGGAATGCGGCACCAAAGTCAAAGCAATCGAAGACTGCGCCAAGATTGGCGACGTATCACCCCATGCCGATTTAGCGCGTGTCCAAGCGTTAGCTAAATATGTGACTGGAACGGATTACCCTGCGTGGACTGCCGATCCAGACAACGCAACAGAATGACCTTTACTTTTGGCGTGTTGGCTGGGGTTGTACTGACAACCCTTGTCTTAGCTTTCAACCCAGTCGATGATGACCTTTACGAAGATGAGCGACGTGACTACTAAACCCGATCCACTGATGTCCGCTTCTTACGGAGCCACTGACATTGAGGCCCAAAATAATAGAAATACATGGATGGCCATGCTCTATTTGCACGAAGGTCGCAACAAAGCTGATCATCCTCAACGCGGTCTATACACGGGGCTTTTCAAAAAGCATCACCTATGGCTCCCTGGTAGTGACGAGAATTAAGGAGCAGATCACTAACTGTCCATTGACCAGGCCAGTTAATCTGGTTCAAGAAAACTCAACCCTTTCTAAAAATGATCAAGTCTCTTGTTCTTGGTGCAGCCGCTACGGCAGTTGCATTGGCCCCAGCGTCTGCCCTCGCTGGACCTGGACCATATCTGAACCCAGAATTTAATGGCGCAACTGTTGGCGACGATTACTTGGGCGGTGCGTTGAACCTTGACGTTGGCTACGAAGGCGGCGAAGGCGCTTATTCCTGGTTCGTTCAAGGTGGTCCTGCCATCCTGATGCCGCAAGGATCCGAAAACGAAGTTGAATTTGCTGCCAAATTCGGTGGATCAGTCGCTGTTGCTGAAAACGTTTCCGTTTACGGAGAACTCAGCGGCGTAACTGGCGACGACTTCAGCTGGGGTTCCAAGCTGGGCCTGAAGTACGGCTTCTGAGCTAGTCTTTAACAAAGCAACTGCAACCTTCCCTGGCCTCACACAGCAGGGGAGGTTTTTTCTTTGGCATCTAATCATGCAAAAAGTCTTCAACGTAATGTCGGTCGCAGCATTCACGATGTCAGCAGGCATGGTGATTGGGACGGTTGCGCTTTACACCCGAATCCCATCGCTGACAAAGCTTTATATCAGTGAGCTAAAGCTCGAACTGACTGAAATGGTGCTTGATATGGTGCCAGCGGTTGATGACGTGATGCCTGAGCTGCCATCAGCTACAGGACCAGCAATCGAAACGCCTAAGTTGCCGTTCTGATCGGTGCCTGAAATACCTGAGATTGGTGTGGGGCGTGTGTACGTCCCAGAAATACCAACTTGGAGAGGTATCCCGCCGCAAAGCATTCCGCAAGAGCCACCGATCACATTAATGCTGGGTTTTCCGGTTGCTGAAATACCTGGCTGCGTTGAAACACGTAATACTCAACCTGGAAACGAAAAGGCTTACGACAACGATGCAAGGGGCAATTTTGTTGTCTGCGATGGAACGATGCCGTCGTATGACGCATTGGACTTTACGCCTGGAACGTTGACGTATGGATCAGCTAAGCCACCAGCAATTGAGGCACCAAAAGAAAAACCGGCTGCCTCGAAACAACCGGCTCAGTCCCCTTCACCAGCGGGGTCCCCACCCCCTGGCGTTCCAAATGTAGACACAGAATTACCGTGTCCGCCACCAGACGCAATACCTATAGGCGCTAAAAATAAGCTTCAGACTGCTGTCATTACTGGTTACAAGCGAGTCGATGGAGAATGCAAAACCCAGTTCAAGTCGTTGGACATACCAGCGATTCTCGGCAACCATTTACCTGGCTCGCCTGTTGTGGTCACGACTGCAACGATTGCGGTTGTCGCAACAACAGCGGCAGTCTTAGCCAAGCCATTAGGCGATATTTTGCTGAAGGTGATCAAGCCTCTTGTCAAAAAGACGATCAAGAAGATCAAGGAGAAGACAGGTAAGGCCACTCCTATTGAGTCTGCTTGGCAGCGTCGGAAGTTTCAGCGGTCTTTGAAGAAGTAGGTATTGAATGCGTGTGGGGCGGTAAGACGCCTGGCGGATTAACCAAGACGACATCAGCACAGATTTGGCTGTAAGGCGATTTGGGGTGAAACATGATGCCTTCTTTCATTAGGTCAGCGCAGTTTCGCAACCTAGCTATTTCGTAATTCAACCTTTTATCAGCAAGTGTTGCGTCTAAAAGTGCCACCTGTTTTTCAGCGGCTTTACGACAAGTTCGTACGTGATGACGATCCAGCGGTATCGAAATTGTGGCTGTAATGCCGCCGTTAATCGATAGGTTTGTTTTTTGTCCTGTCCGTATAGGTTTATAGAAAAGAACATCTCCCGGATTATCTGGTCTTCCATCTGGAATTGCATTTCCTTCAGGGTCAAACGCACCAACAACATCAATCGTGTCATATACAGGTTCGTTGTAGTGGCTTTCGTATGGTTGCGCCCAGCCTGTTGTCGTACTGATGAAAGGGTTGATATTTAAGGTTGCACCTTGACAGCTAATCCCACCGCCGTAAGTGTTTGTAAATTGTTTTGAGGGTACTACCTGGACAGCCTGATTCGTAACCGATCCTGAGCTGTTTGCTACTGGAGCGGCAGTGCTTGAGACTTGTGCTTGTGCTGGAGCGGTTAGCAGCAAAAGCGTTGCGATAACTCGCTTCATTGGCTAAACGTGCTTGTCGTCTCGGTTAAAGATTCAATATCTGTATCTCTATTAATCAAGGTGTGGTTTGTTAATCCTGGCCCTTGTAGCGTTTCAACGAACTGAAACGATGCGCCTTGTTTGACGATGTTCCAAGCAGGTTTACTAGCAGGGTCAAGACCAGTCCAACGACTAGAAACACCATTCAATGTGTTTGTTGTTGTAGTCAGACTAGCTGGAGCAATAGCCCCGCCTACTGGAGCAATATTAGTCCCGCTTGCGCTGTACTCATAACCTGTCCTGTACTCATATGAGTTGATGACCTCAGTTACTTTTGTTTTGGTGCGTGTCGTGGAAGACAAAACACCTTGCTGAAAATTTGGCACTACAGGAATCGCTGCAGCTGGAGCAGCCAAAAGCAACAGCAGCAGGATTCTCACTTGATAGTTAGCTCCTGAATAACCTGGCCAATTGCAGTTGTACCAGCCGACCCTGCTGTAATTGCTATTGCACCATCTGTAGCAATCGTTCCAGCTAAAGTGCCAGCAACACCGCCTGCAGTTGTTGTTGTATTCCCGAATGTAGGTAGTGCTGGCACGACCCCTGCAGTAACCGTTGTTGAAAGTATGGTTGGAACGTCATCGCCTTCTATGTATGACTCTGAATACGAAAAGCTGTCGCCAGCAGTAGTAATACTGTAAGCACCAGGAGTGTACCCAAGAGCAGTGCCGGAAGTAAGTGCCCCCAGCACAGGAGGAGTACCCAAAGTGACGTTAGAGCCAGATACTGAAAACGAAGACGGTTGCCGAATTGCTTGGGACGCTGCTCCATCAACAGTTAGCGAAATTGAGGATTTAATAGCGTGCGTAATATCCGCCGAAGCAGGACTTACCGCAAAAAACGTTAGGCAAGATAAGAAGAGAAAACGTCTCATTTGGGTTTAGACGTAGTAGGTGTTTGTTCTGCGATTGTAGGCGGCTCATCTTTTTTCTTGCCAGCACGTTTAATGTTGACGCCAAAGCTCGTCATTGTTCCCGTAAGCAACGAGGCTGGAAAAGTCGGATCCATGGCTTTGACATAACCCAGGTAGTTAAGGCTGAGCATCACAATCGACCATGTAAGAACAGCTAGCTTTACAAAATCCGCCAACGGCGTTGATTCGGGCTCTTGTTCTTGCTCCTGCTTTGCCTGTTCTTCTGCCATGATGAGTTCACGCTAGAGGTCGAATGGTGGTTGAAATCTGGGCTGCTGTTGCTGGTGCGTCAATAGGCGTGGCCGCTTCTGGTATCAAAGGTGCCAACCGTGAGAACCAGCATGGAAGGGATTCGTTGGTGCGTCTAACTTCGGCTGTGGATAATTTAGCGTCACGAATGGATGTGCTCCACGCTGATCTGAGGGTTAGGGATCAAGAGCTATTCGCCCGAATCTCAGACCTGGAGCAGAATGTTGCACGACTGGAAGGCCACGCAAATCGGACTTAGACTTCCGGCACACACAGTGCTGTCATGGTTTTACTTCTAAAGCCAATCCTGTTTAGCTTCATCAAATCAAAGGCCGTAAAACAACTGCTACTTGACTGCTTGATCAAGATCAGCGAGCAAACTGACAACCAGTTGGACGATGTGGCTTGTAAGTATGTCCAGGATCTACTGTTCCCTGGAGATCGCGTTGAGAAGTAAATGTGGCTTTGGGTCGTAATCGTTGTGGGCTTATCACTCCTTCCGTTTTTCCAGTTCTTCAAAAAAGGCGATCCCCATCAGCTAGCTGCAATTGCGGAGTTGGAGCGCTCCATCGATCAAGATCTACTTGACGACGAAGCTGAGTGGTTTGAGATGTGGAAGACCAGTGGCATCCACCAAGAGGTGTATGGCGTTCCGTACTACAACCAGCTAGATAGCCTCACGGGTTATGGCTATAGAGAGTGTTTTGACGCAGCAGCCGCAATGGTTGTGGCGTTCCACCATGGCATCAAAAGCCAAGACGCTTATCGACATATACGCCGAAAGTTTGGTGATACGACAGCAGTCCACGCTCAAGTTTCTGCGTTGAGATCACTTGGCCTAGACGCTCAGTTTCGCAGAGATGCCAGGGTTGAGGACATTGAGATTGAGATCGATGCTGGCAGACCAATCATGGTTGGCTGGTTGCATAAAGGCGATCTGACTAAGGGCAAACCAGCAGTGTGCGATAGCGAGGGTTGCGGTCATTGGAGCGTAATCATTGGCTACGACAAAGACGACTTCATTGCAATGGATCCGATGGGCAAGCCAGATATGGATCATGGCGGCCATGACACCACAAAATCTGGTGAGTTGATCAGGATGTCGCGTCCTGCGTTTTACCAGCGTTGGTCTATCGAAGGAGAAGCAAGCGGCTGGGCTGTATTTGTGGATCGATGAATTGGGGATATATCAGTGCGTTCTGGACGACAGTCGTGATGAACTGCGTTCAACCTGTGAATTGGCAAGCTTGTTTACCAGTGCAGGACTGGTTATTTCCCGCTATAGGTGATTACATACGATTTAAGAGTGAGGAGCCTTATGCCTCCGAAAAACGAGCCTTACGATCCATCAATGGAATGGATGCACGTCACTCAAAGCCTTGAAGAAGAACTTACCCTGGAACGTAGTATCAGAGAAATAGAAGACTGCGAAAACATTGACGTGCTATCGCGGCTATGTGTTGCCATGGCACGTCAGCAATGGCATCAGGGTAAATTGCTTAAACAGGCGGTTGGCCACATTGCTTTATTGGACGCCGTGCTTTCCGACGCAAAAAAGACTGTCTAATTGACTTTTCAAGCGTAGTTAGTTTTGGATCAGACTCATGCAAAGTTGCTTTCACTCTTGCTATTGCCGCATCAATGTTGTCTTGTGGTCTTGTAGTCCAATTTGGGTTAGTCATTTTCGGGAGAATCCAATAGTTCAGCTGTAATGTCAAATAGATTTTTTAAGTGCCGTGCGGCATCCAAAGCCATACTTTTATTTTTATAGCTACAAGCATCCTCTAAAAAAGGAGTAAACAAACAAACTTGCCTAGGGTTTCTGTAAAAGGCTGCCAAATACAGAGCTTCATCCTGGTGCGTTCTTAGTATGTATCTCATTTCAATCCTTCTGTTTAGCGCGTCCTTCAACGCGTTTACGAATAGATTGTCTCCACTCTGCCTGATCTTTAGCCATAGCCTCGTTATATAAAGAAGTAGGACTAGATCTTTTTAGTTCAGAGTAAATAGCTTCTCTTATCCAAGCCGTGGCTCTTTTATCTTCTTTTGCTGCAGCTTCTTGAATCATTTCTGCTCGATGAGGATCCAACAAGATTTGAAAGTAAGTTTTATTGCCGTGTCGAAGGGCCATGTTGTTCAGAGTGCTACAACTATATTACCATGTAATAGAAGAATCGGTTTTCTTTTTCCAAGCAGTTGATTGGGCACGACGAGCTTGAGCACGCTGGTTCGTGCATCCCGCCCTTACTTTTTTTGCTTCTTCTAAAAACATTGCAGCTCGCTGAAGATCACCTGCAGTAGCGGTGCGTATTGCCTTTTTTAAACGCTCCATCACTATTTGCCTTCCTGTAAGCGGCATCCATAGCCTCCTGCAAATCCTTGTGATACATTACCGTGCCTTTACAAGAAGAAAACCACCCTATGTCTGTGCAGTAAACGCTGATCATCAGTGAGTTTCCTCCCAAGTTTTACCAGTAGAAACCTCTGCTAACGCTGGTATGTCACCAAGCCAGTGAGCTTCGGCCTCCTCCATTACTTGTTTTAGGGTTTTTGCCCACTCTTCGGCTGCCTCCTCCCGAACTAGAAGCAAAATTTCATCATGCACAGCAGCAGCAATTTTTACCGTGTCTTCCCCCGCTTCTTTAACCAAAGGCCAGAGGTTGCCAAGAGCAAGTTTAAGGATGGCGGCACCAGCACCCTGAACCGGTGTATTACATCTAATAGTCAACCTATTCATGTCTGCTAATAACTCTCGTTTCATACCAGATACAGGTACGCGTATTTGACTTATGCAATTAGACTCTTCAGCTTCTTTAGACATATCTTTGTGCCAAGAAGCAATACCGTCAAAAGCTTTAAACCAATCAGATCTAATTTTTGTGGCCTCCTCTAAAGTCATGCTTACCCCCATACCTGCAGCGTAATTTCTAAGACCGCTTGGCCCAGAACCATATAAAAGACCGAAGTTTGCTGACTTTGCTATTTGGCGCGTACACCCAATAGATTCAGCTGTAACACTATGCAGGTCTTGACCGTCTTTAAACGCTTGACTCATCTTTTCATCTTTAGCTATAGCAGCAGCCAGCTTTAATTCCATTTGACTAAAGTCAGCATCCACCAAAAGCCAACCTTCAGGAGCCTCTACGCATCCACGAAACTGCGGATCTTTAGGTATCTGTTGGTTATTGGGATTAAAACATGTCATCCTTCCCGTTTCTGCGCCCAACTGCATGTAACTAGCTCTAACAAAACCGTCAGGCTGCATTTTTTCTTGTATTGAAGTAATCATTTGGCGTCTCTTTTCAGCTTTTTTCCAATCCAAATAAACTTGAATAACAGGGTGATGCCCCGCAAACTCACGCAGGGACTGCCTTGAAACACTATCAAGTTTGCACTTAAGTACAGCAGATAGCTTTTCCTTCAACTGTTTTGGGCTATTTAAGTTAAAACCTTTGTATTTTTTAGTCCCAGCTCGCACGCTGCCTTCGTCCCTGGGACGTAAATTAAATGTGTCATCCTCATCCCTGGGTAGCTTATCTGATTTTGGAAGAGCTGCATCCAGCATCCGAACAAAATCCTTTGCATATTCCTGTATATCATGCTCGTAATCTATTTTCTTACCATTAAGTCTTTTCCCGTTCCAAGGCAACCCTGTTCTTTGCATTTGCGCCATAGCAGGTAAAGCTAAACACTCTAGTCTGTAAGCACCAGCAAGACTAAATTCGGCTAATTCTTGTTTTAGTATACTATCTAATTCGCACAAGACTTCTACATCTTTAGCTGCATAGTTAATTTGCTCATCGGTTAAATTCCCAGACCAATCCGATCTTTGCTGCTCCTTATCTAAATCAATGCTCAGATATTTTTTAACAACACTTTTGAGGCTGTGTTTTCTATTGGGGAGTCCGTTGGACAGAAGACGGCTGGCCAGCATGGAGCAACCGAGGTTTGCCGGATTTGGGTGGATGTCGTACTGCTGAAGCCACCCAATATCAAACACAGCGTTATGGGCAAGCCAGAAACGGTCTCCGTTGCTGAAGAAGCGGCCCAACACGTCCCAGTCGCTTTCATTTAATTCAAAACAATCGATGACAACAATAATCTTTCTGACCTGACAGCCCAGCTGTATTAAACGGAGCTTCCCTTGTTCAGGTTGAAGCTGGAGCGTTTCCACGTCAAAGCAAATGGACACAGCCGTGTCGATTTCGTTCAGATGCTCTATCCCTCTGAGAACGTCGTAACTCATTTGCTTGCCTCGGGATAAGCCAAGCCCAGATCGAGCCAATCCCATTCGTGAATCATTTGGTCCGTTTCGGGGCATGGGGCGTACCAGCCACCTTCATCCAACTCCCATCCGGCTGCAACACGGATGTCATAAACACGGCTTTCTTCGGCCATAGCGGCCTCAACCTTGTCTAAGTGGTCGAACCAAGTAGGACAGGTTTCCATCATTCGGAGATTTTCTTGTGCCCTGTAGAGGGCTGCTGAGTCAGACATGTGTGGTGTCAAGCAACTCTGGCAGTGTAGCACACTACTCTGTAAGTATGTGTTCCAAGAATGGAAAATGATCTATATCGTAAAAACTCATAACAGCCACATCAATACCAAAGTTCAAAGCAGCTGTAACTTGGCATTGAAATTCTGTGTGACCATCTGCGTCATCCTGGTACGTTACTTGTTCCACAGCTAAGACTCTGTTTTCAGGGTCATAGCTTGTATAACGCGCAAGAGCTAACCTTTCGTATGTAATGCAGTCTGCTGTCATTAGCGTTTTGCAGTAGGTAAACTGAACATTGTCTCTCACGCTGGGGTACCGCCTGATAGAACCATGACGTTGTTTAAAACACCAGCGTGCAACACAGTTAAGAAGCCAATTCATTAAAAACAATGGCAACAACGTTTTCTAGTTGTCTCCTGTCCATGCCATTACCCGTTCTACGCCTTACCAGGCTTACCAAAGTGTGGAAGTCTTTAGGGCCATAGTCCCCAACATCTTTAGCTTCTCTGGGAACAAGTCTGTCTCGTATAAACTGGGCTCTTGATATATGTTTAGACCCGGCTTCTTTGTCTACCTGAGCTAAAACTTCTTCGGGAATGCGGACTGTAATTTCTTTCATTAAAGGTACTCGTTGTAAAAGGCACTGCCGGGTCCGTATTTAGACACGATCTCTGGAAACGCGTCCAGAACCCTGGAGCGATTACGAGGATCAGCTAGCAGTGCCGCTTCAGACAGCTTACTGATGAATGCACCACCGTAATTGTGTGCGGTCTTGATGGTGGCATTGGTTTGTTTTTCTGTCACAGCTCGATAAATAACAGTGGTACCGTAGCACATTATAGTTTTCCTCGCAACCGCAGGCTTTCCCAAAAAACGTCCCAGGCTAATTCTGGGTGACTTACAAAAATTTCGTACTCGACTTTGGGGTTTTCGGTAAGCCGACAAGCAAGTGGTGGATCTCCTAAAGACTCGTTTAAAAGACTCCACCATTCTTTTATGGATGTTCTCCGAGCAACGCTGTCTTGCTTGCCCGGAAACGCGTCCCAGTTCATCTGTTCCCCTTGAAGGTGGTAATTCTTCGGGCGTTCAGCCTTTCGTTTCATCTGCCCCATATTTTGTTGGCGTTAAGCATGAGCTGGTGAAGATCCTCTGGAGATCGCCTCGCGGGGGGATATTGATCTGAGTGTCCCACTGAGGCAGATCCGTTCGTATCACTAGGTTTAGCAGTGGGACACTTTACTGTTTTCGTGGGGGCTGTCCCACTGGTCTTTGATGAGTGGGACACCTTCTCCGTTTTTTGCGGTTGTCCCACTGCTTGTCCCACTGCAGAATCCGCTCCAGTACTGGGTTTAGGTGTAAGTGGGACACTTTTCTTACCCTCTCCGCGCACGCGCGTGTGTGGGGGTTGTTCAATAACCGCTTTGTAAAGCCGTGGAACGTCCCCACCTTTGCCTTTAATCAACACCCCTTCTGAAGTTTCGATCAGCCCACGCTTAACCCAACGCTGGAGCGACTTCCGTATAGCCGCAACATTGCCGCCAACAATCGGATCCGAGTCCAGCTCTGTTCTGCTGATGGATCGTGGGTAGATGGAGCGCACCCGAGCCAAGACCCGATCACTGATCCCGCTCGGTGAAGTGTTGGTGCTGTCAATTTCAGCGGTGAAGTCTGAGATGGAGAAAGTCAGGTCAGATTCCTGCTTCATGATCAGAGCTGTTCCGCTACGTCCGCTGCGGCTCTTCTCAACGCTGATGATCCGGCTGTGGGGCGTAGTGGCGTCGTTGCTCTCTAACTGCTTGTCAGTCGGTTCAGACAGCCTCCAGGTCTCTGTAACGGCGTCTCTAATAGCGGTAGTACCCCTAAAACCGCCCTGCTTGTTTGCGTGGTGGATGATCAGAATCGTGGTCGCTGGAAATAAAACCCCGTTGTTCCGTGTCAGCCAATAAAGCGGCGTAGCAAAATCCGACTTGTTTTCATCAAAAGCACGTCCGCCAGAACAACCAATCAAGGAGTCAACGATGACCATCTTTGGTTTGCGCTCTGTCATCAGAGCCTGGAACTGGGCGTAATACTGCAAGTTCCAGTTGTTATGGATCATCACGTCAGACGTGCGAGGAAACTCAACCTCATCAAGCTGGCTATCCAAATCATCCAAAGGCTGGTCGCCATTCAAGATCAAGCAACCACCTTTTTGCACTGGAACGTGTTTACCCCGAACGACAAAAGGTGTTCCATTTACAACGTGCTTGGCCAGCGTCCATGCAGCAGTTGATTTTCCTTTACCGCCTTCGGCATATATAAGAACCACAGCAGGCTTAGCAAGAACATCAGGGATTAAAAATTCACGTCCAGTTATTTTTCCTTTTAATTTATCCAATGTAAAAGATCCTTCGTCTTGTTCAAATCCTATATGGTCAGCATAAACCTGCTCAAGTTTTGCCTGATCCCTGTACTTACACTCTTGGGCAATTCTATTAGCTTCAAAGTTACGTTTACCAGGGTTAGATATCTTCATAGCTTCACCCATCTGCTTCATCGCTTCTTCAAATGAAAGCGTTGCATCTCTGAAACTTATTGGCGTCTGATCGATTTCAGCCACCACCGATGCAAGATTGTCCCTTTGAAATCGGGCACGCTTTGGGTCGTAGTGGTCTGCATAACTTATAAGACTGCCAAAACTCAGTCCACCATTGGATTTAAACCCAGCTTCCCAACGCTTAAGGCATGGGTCGTCATTCTCCCAATCCTCTCTATATTCTTCATCCTGTAAAGACCATTCCCGCCAAATATTTAAACCATCCTCATTAGGTAACTCTGAATGAAGCATGGCTCCAATACGCCACCAAGTATCTTCAGATCCCCGTCCCTCGGGCTGAATTACGGATAAACAAGACTTTGCAATAGCAATAAGCTCTTCCCTGGAACGTGACGCATACCTAAAATCCTTTATAGTTCTACCTTCAATTTTTTCGTTATATTCTCTAAAAGACTCCTGCATTTCTGCTAAAAGCCACCCAGGAATCTCTGGAATAGCATTAATGTCACCTTTAAAAACATATTCCCCACCTTTTGGGTACGCACCGCTAATTACACCCTGCTTGCCCCATAAAACTTCCCAACCAGCATTGGTCTGAGAAAGCACTAAACCCCTAACTTCATGCCAGTTTTTCTCTGGAATACGAAACAGGTATTTGGCAGCATTTTTCTTAGGTGAAATAACAACTGGAACATCCTTAAAAGTCGTGCCCCACTTCTTTTTCAGTATCGAAAGGTTGGCGTCAACATCAAGAATTACGAGCCCATCACTACATGGCCCTGTGTAGACACCGATCGCTTTGAAGACATCAGGCTGTTGTTCGATATATCGGGCAGCCGCATACGGGCGAACAATCCTGTGTGGTTCGGTGCCAGCCTTGTTAAGCGGAGACTTGCCACAAGCTGGGTGGCCTGTTTTCGGCAGTGGAACGCCTTTTGCGTAGATAGGCCCAGTAGCCCAATTTTCAGGCAAAGAGCGGACAAATTTGACGAGATCCATTTGCTACAGTGACGTGGTTAGTAGTTCAACAGTTACCTCCAGAGGCTTCTCCGGCCCTGGAGGTTTTTTCATTCTACAACAGTTGACACCCGCTGTCAGTGTGCTACCTTTTTAAAGCACCGGGCAATCAGCCCTCAGCATCTACAAAATGCCATTTCTTTCCAAAAAAGCCTCATCTGCGGTAGCAGGCAGCGGCGACCGTCCTTATCTGAATCCTTCTAAAGTTCCTTCTGGCGAGACTGTTCGCTTTGCTTTGCTCAGCGACCAACCAATCGAGTTTTACGAGTGCTGGGGCGTATCTACAGACGGCAACGACAAAAAGAAGCCGTTCCGTTTCGTACAGGATCCCACTTCAGAAGAAATTGAAGCTGAAATGGGTGACAATTTTGAGCGTCGTGCGAGCTTCGATGGTGAAAGTGCCGAGCCCAGCAAATTTGCTGTTGCTGCTCCGGTTTACAACTACACGACTGCAAGAGTCGAAATAATCCAAATCACTCAAAAGAGCATTCTTCGTGAGTTGGACGGCATCTCCCAAATGGAGGATTACTCCAATCTGCTGGAGCACGACTTTGTTTTGGGCAAAGAGGGTTCAGGCAAAGCAAGTGAGTACAGCTTGCGTCCTGTCCCACAAAAGAAAGGCAGTGAAAAGGCAACCAAAGCTGCCTGGGACGACGCCTTAGAAGCTGGCTTCGACATTGATCGAATGCTGGATGACGGCAACCCATTCAGTGCTGAGTAAAACAGCATGTTTCAGGGGCTTAACCGCCCCTTTTTTTATTGCATACAATTAATCAGCTTTAGCCCTTCAATGCCTGATCGTCACTACGAAAAACCTTTACCAGAGACGATCACCACAATCTTGGAAGACGGCAGAGTTTCAATCTCAGTAGGAAATATCACTGGAATTGTTAGTTCGATGCACTTGATAGAACCCAAAGCTCATCAGCTACAAAAGGCTTGGCTCAAGAATCAGATGGATTTGGTAGATGCAAGCAACTGATTCTCAAAACGCATTAGCTGGTTTACGCCGCTGGACCCTGGAACGTGACGACTCTGGTCCACACCGTGTGTATCGCGATGAGTCCGGCGTGTCTTACGCCTCAGTGACACACATTCTCAAAGAAACCTCACCCCAATGGCAAAAAGATGCACTCGACCGCTGGCTGGAACGCCCAACTGCTCCCATGGAGCGTGACATTGCTTGCCAGCGCGGCACTTTGGCGCACAATCACGCGGAATATGTCCTCAAGACGGCAGCAAAGCTGGCGCGACAGTCTGCAAACAAGCGAGGTAGCTGGAGGGCTGGAGATGACGGCCTGGAACGTGCCCCCAAAGGAATCACTAGCTGGGCAATCGAAAAAGCCATTCAGGGGGCTCCTAGGGTCTCCTGGAGCGCCTCTGGGTACGCCCGAGGTCTACGGTCTTGGATCGGAGAGAACGTAACGGCCATTCATGCCATCGAATTTTCCATTCATGACCCACGAGGCTGGGCTGGAACGGCTGACGCTTTAATCGACCTAGATGGCAAGCTCTGCATCGCTGATTGGAAGACCAGCGTTAACGCCCGTAGTGAAGAAATGTTGTCAAACTATATATGCCAGACTGGAGCGTATTCCCTGGGATTGCAGCACCTGACTGGGTTAAAGCCCAAGTGTGGAGCGGTTGTAGTAGCCCGACGCAGTGGAGCACCTCAAGTTCGGTTGCTCAGTGAGTTAGAATTACGTGGGGCAGAGTGTCAATGGTTAGAGAGAATGAACCTTTATACGGCCCAGCAAGCCCTAAAGAACTAAGTAAGGCACTGGAATGTCTCTATACGGGACAGATGAATGTGGCTATACAAGCCAGGGCATTAAGGATGACTCTGGAACGTCTAAAGCAACTGTTCAACGCCTACGTGGCAGAACGCCCCATCGATATAAACGATGAGGATATATATGCCGCTGATCTACAAATGACTTGGCCTTTTGCTTAGGACTGGAACGGTATGAAGAATTGGCTCGGCTTGCCGTTCATGGTCACGCCATCTTTCCAAGTCAACCCAATGCAATGGTCATTGAGCAGGCACTTGATCAGAAACTCATCAGTCTTTGGAGCGTAGATAACAACGTAGGCATTGGATGCCCAGTGGACCGTTTTGCCAGCCATCACGGCTGTTTTGATCTCAGTTAAGTTCATTTTTCTGAATACAGATAGGTGTTTAGTTTTTGATGCAATGCTTGAAGCATTTTGTACTTGACACAATCAGACTGTCTAATATTTTCAAAGAAACCCATTTCCATGAATACGGAATCATGGAGCGTTTCTAACTCTCTGAACGTGAACTCGATGCTGGTGTTTTTCATGTTGGAACGTAAGTGAGACAAAATCTCAGACTGTTTGAGACAACCCACCCATTCGGGCGAGTCTTTCGTATTCACGCACTAAACGTGCATAGTCTTGAACGTTGCCACCTTTAAAGGCAGTGATTAACAGTTGGCGCGTCATTCTCATCAACGCGTCCCTGTCTTCGTAGCTAATCCCTGGAACGGAATCCGCATCGATT